CGGCGAGTCCAAGGGACTTCTCTCTCCAATCGACATTAGAGGCCATCGATCGTGTCAAAACCAAAAACGTCGCTTAAGGAACCGACCATAGATAACCGGCTGCTGGACGAACGCGGCCCCACAATCGAACGACTAACCCGAGCTATGCGATCGCCACTTGAATACGCCCAGGACAGGGGCCAAATCACCCACGCTCAATATGCTGCCGGCCAGAAGTTCTACACCCACTGGTACAAAGGAGGACTATGCGAGCACTACGGGACATTGGACCTGTCCAGAGTCTTTGGGGGTGGGGATATCTCGGGGATGCCCAAGAGCGAGCTTCAGGCATTCCACCGCCATTCCTTTCGTAAAGCCCTTGAATTGCTGAAAGCCGAGAAATCATGGGCACTTCAACAGTTGATCTGCAATGAAACCCCGGCTGTTGAAATCGGCTTCGCCATGGGAGCTCGAAAGCGGGAGACGGCCTTGGGTAAGGCACTTAGCGTAGTCCGAGATGGCCTGGACATGCTGTGTGTGGAGTGGGACATACAAAGTACTTGACAAAAGGGCGCAAATCAGTTCTTAGTTCCGGCAAGCTAAAATAATCCTAGCTATGCCCGCCCTCCGTGGGGGGTTTTTTATTGGATTCTCCTATGCCCGCCAGCGAAGTAATGGGAAAATGGAAGCGCGGACAGCTCCACAGCGGCAGCAAGTCCGGTCCCAAGGTCAAAAGCCAGAAGCAAGCCGTAGCGATCATGCTCAGCGAGCGCCGCGCGGAAAGGGCCAATGGCGGCAAATATCCTGAGAGACGCAACAAGAAGGGAATTCTAGGCAAATGAGCAAAGGCCAAACCGCAGGTGACGCTACCGGCTGGAAGCGCGGCGAAAAGGGCTTCGCAAAGGACAAGGAAGCCTCAAGCTTTCTCAAGCCGGATGCCGATCTCAAGAAGCTCTATGGCTCGACCGATGGCAAGGGCGCCGTGGGTCAAGTCCCGAAGGTGACCGGATGACCATCCAGAAGCACAACGACGAATACGGCTGGAAGCGCGGCCTCGGCGCCTATTCCAAGGACGACAACGAGTTCGGCAAGCCCAAGCACATTTACGATATGCTGGGCGTCAAGAAGAAGGATGTCCACAGCATTGGACCCGCGGGCAAGGAATTGACCGGCTCCGCAGCTCTTCCTCGTGGCGGCCCCCCGCGTCATGCGCCCAAGCGCGGCCCAATCAGCAATGCGCAAAGGCCGAAGTAATCAACGGGAGGTTGCCTGCAAAACAGGCATGTAACAATTGAACGACGAAACCCCTCTACCTGCAGCACCCCACACCGGGAGATGGCAGCCAGGGCAAAGCGGAAACCCCAAGGGGCGACCGAAGAAGAAGCCCATCACCATGGAATTCGAGGCTCTATTCAATGAAATGGAGCCCATGAAGCGCAGGGCATTTGTCCGCGGCATCTTTGAAAAAGCTGCTCAAGGTGATGTAGCTGCATTCAAGGAAATAGCTGATCGCGTCGAGGGTAAGGTCGCACAACCCGTAGGCGGCAGCGAGGAATTGGGTCCAGTCCAGGTGACATGGAAACAATCGAAATAAACTATGAGCCTCGGCCGTACTTTGTCCCTTATCACGACCGCACTCAAAGGTTCGCTTGCATTGTGGCTCATCGGCGAGCGGGGAAAACAGTTGCCTGTATCCATGATCTTCAAAAGGATGCCATCCAGGCCGATGTCCCCGCCATCCACGCCTACATCGCCCCAACCTACAGCCAAGCCAAAACGGTCGCCTTCGATTACCTGACAGAAGCAGCAGCCCCGTTATTGCCCTATGGGGCCAAGATCAATCGATCAGACCTAAAGGTGACATACCCCAATGGGGCAGCGGTCAGACTGTTCGGGGCTGATAACTATGACGCCCTGCGCGGGGTGCGGCTACGACGGGCAGTGTTGGACGAGCCAGCAGACATGGACCCTCGTGCATGGCCAGCAGTTATTCGGCCGGCTCTCTCTGACCTCCGCGGGGGTGCAACATTTATTGGAACAGCCCGGGGTCACAATCATTTCTACGAAATCGTCCAAAAGGCCAGAAACGATCCCGAATGGTTTGTAGCCATTCTCAAGGCTTCCGAACTTGTCCCGCTTAACGACAAAGACCCATTAGCCAAACAAAAGCATCTGCTCACATCCGACGAGCTCCTGGCCGCTCGACGGGATATGAGCGAGGAGCTTTATAACCAGGAATACGAGTGTGACTTTGAAGCCGCCACGGTGGGCGCCTACTACGGCAAGCTCATGGCAGAGCTTCAAAAGGACGGCAAGATCACGGCTGTCCCATATGACCCGTCCTACCAAGTCTGGACCGCATGGGACATTGGGGGCGATCGAGACGCTACGGCTATATGGTTCGCTCAGTTGGTTGGCCGTGAGATTAGGATTATCGATTATTATGAAGCTGTGGGAGCCGATAGCGGCCCTCATGCGCGGGAAGTCTTGAATAAGGACTATAGCTACGCGCAGCACTTCATTCCCTTCGATGCAGGGCCAAACCGCATCGGGATCGACAAGAATTATGCCGACTTCCTTTCCGACCACGGTCTACGGAATATTACGGTTCTTCCCGCTGGCATACGTGAGCATGGCATTAATAGCGTGCGCCTTCTCCTGCCACGGTGTGTATTTGATGCCGTTCATTGCCAAGCCGGCATTGAAGCATTGAAGCTCTATCGAGCGAAGTACGACGAGAAGAACAAGATTCTAAGCGCACAGCCGCTCCATGATTGGACGAGCCATGCCGCGGATGCTTTCCGCTATCTGGCTGTGGCTCTGGATCGGCATGTAACCAAGCCGACGTTTCATCGGAAGATTACCTATCCAAAGAATGGACTTGCCTAATGCCTGACGAGAAACATCCGCTTGATGAGCATATTGACGCTCTAAATAAAGCCGCCGCTGGTTTGGCCTCCTTTAAGGAGAGATTCCCCGCTTCAGCTTTGAAGGGTCTTGGTGTGTCTGACCCTGGGCCATCAATGGATTCGGCATACAGTAACCCAAATACTGAATACGGTCTCGGCAGGGCATTACGTGCTAGGGCGGGAATTTTGGGAAAATAGGAGAGGGCAATGTTTGCTTCTTGGGGGCCGTCCGATTGGGCGGCCTTTTTCATTGAGGCCGTCATTATTTGGCCATTCGCTGGTTACGTTGGCTGGCAACTTGGACTGAAGGCGAAGAACTTCTTTGGCCGCTGACGAAAACCTCAAAACCGCTGCCCCACAGCCCTATAAGGAGTCAGACCAGGTACAGCCGGACGATCGCGGCCGGCGCATGGATTTGGGCACGCTCAAAGCCCTCCTCGACTCCAACAAGGTCGCAGCCCTTGCGTCCATGCAATCGAGCAAGCTGTCTGCGGAGCGCGATGATGCGCTCATGTACTACATGGGGGATATGTCCAAGGACATGCCCGCCATGGACGGCCGATCAGAAGCCGTCAGCTCGGATGTGCAGGACACCATCGAAGGCTTGATGCCCTCACTGATGGAAATCTTTACCGGCTCGGAAGAAGTGGTGAAGTTCAATCCCGTAGGCCCGGAGGATGTTCAGGCTGCGGAGCAGGAGACGGATTACATCAATCACGTCTTCATGAACGAAAACCCCGGCTTTCTAATCCTCTATCACTTCATCAAGGACGCACTTCTCTCCAAGGTCGGCATTGTTAAGTGCTGGTGGGAGAACGAAGAGGTCGAGGAAAAGGAAACCTATCACGACCTGACTGACGACGAATTCAATATCCTGGTGGATGATCCCGAAGTGGAGATCATCGCCCACACCAAAAAGCCTGCACCCCCAGAGATGCAGCAATTACTCCTTCAGGCGCGTACAGGGCAGCAATCCGTACCGTCTGGGGGGGCGCCTTCCCCCTCTCCTCAGGCGCCCCCCAACTATCACGACGTACAGGTGGTCAAACGCAAGACCTATGGCCGCGCCAAGGTAGCTCCTGTCGCCCCTGAAGAGTTCGGCATTGAAAAGACTGCCAGAACCCTACGTCAAGGCCATGTTGGGGGATGCAATTATTGCTTCCACCGCGTCATTCGCTCGCAAGACGAACTGATTGCACAGGGATTTGACGAAGAGCAAATCCGGTCATTGCCCACTTATATGGCGATCACCAATATCGAAGAAATCAATAGAGATACTGTAGCCGAGCATCAGAACGTTGGCGAGGAGATGAACCCCGCTTCAAGGCGTATCGAGGTGATCGAGCATTATGTCCGCATGGACTACGAGGGGGATGGCAAGGCCAGGCTTTACAAGGTCACAACTGGATCAGAACAGGGCCAAATCCTCTACAAAGGTGAAGACCCGGATATCGTCGAGTTTGACGAAATCCCCTTCGCCGCAATGACGCCCGTCATTGTCACGCACAGGTTCTTCGGGCGGTCTCTCGCAGACCTGACCATGGACCTGCAGCGGATCAAGACAGCTCTCACCCGTGGATTGCTGGATAACTTATACTTGGCCAATAATCCAAGGGTGGAAGTCGCGGAAACCTTCGCATCCGATTCGACGTTGGATGACCTGTTGATTAGCCGGCCTGGTGGGATCGTCAGAACCAAGCAGCCTGGTGGCTTGAATTGGCAGGAAGTCCCAACGATCAGCAATCAAATCTATCCCGCCTTTGAGTATTTCGATTCGGTCCGCGAAGTCAGAACCGGCGTCACAAAACAGGGACAATCGATCGACAGCAATGCGCTCCAAAACCAAAGCGCAACGGCTGTCAATCAGATGTTCACGATGGCGCAGGCCCGGATGCGGCTTATCGCTCGTATTTTCGCTGAGACTGGCATCAAAGACCTATTCATTCTCCTGCACGGTATCGTCCGTAAGCACGGGCAAGAACAGCAAACCGTCCGTCTTCGTAATCAATGGGTGAACATCGATCCCAGGGATTGGAAGAAGCGCGACGATATGCAGGTGAGTGTGGGTCTGGGGACGGGCGGCAAAGCCGAGCAGATGGCGCTCATCAACATGATTATCGCCATGCAGGAGAAGGCATTACAGGGTGGATTGACCAATCTGGTCACCCCGGAAAATCTCTATTCATCGGCCAAAGTCCTGACCCGTATAGCTGGGCATAAGGACGTGGATGCGTTCTTCACCGATCCCAAGACGCAGCCTCCACCTCAGCCCCCGCCCGACCCCAAGATCATCGTGGCTCAGATGCAGGGGCAATTGCAGCGGGAAAAGCAACAGGGCGAGATCGCTCTGGAAAAAGCCCGCATGATGGCAGATGGGGCGCTCGAACAGCAGAAATTTGAGCATCAGAAGCAGCTTGATATCCTTGAGATGGGCATGAAAGAGCGAGAGCACGCCCAGAAGATGCAGCTAGAGCATCATAAGGCCGCGATCGACCTCGCCAAGACACAGCACCAGGCCGAGCTACAGACACAGCTCAACAGCCAGCAGATGGGGTTAAACGAGCAGTCCACCCGCCATTCGATGGCGCTCAATGAACAGAACACACAGCACAAGATCGGCGTGGAGCACGAAAAGCATAAGCCACAAGCCGATTCAAACAAGAATGCCGAGAATACCAACAAGATCATGACGGAGCTTCTGTCGCATCTTAAACAGGTCAATGCGCCCAAAGTGCGTAAATTGCATCGCGATCCCAAGACCGGGAAAGCAACTCATATGACTGAGGAGATTGTGAAGTAATGGCGCTTGCCGATGGCGTCAGTTTCCAGGCAGCGTCGAGTGGAACAGGAACATTCGTATTCGGATCAGCCCGTAATAGCTTTCTGACACTCGCGCAGGCCCAATCTGCGGGCGAACTCACGGACGGACAGACCGTCAGCTATCTAGCACAGGATTCGCTTACAGCCCCGACACAGCGCGAATGGGGCCATGGAACGTATAGCCAAGCGGGCAATTCTGTTGCTCGCACGACCGTACTCGGTAATTCACTCGGCACGACGGCTAAGGTCAACTTCTCGACCGCGCCTTATGTTTCGCTCACCGTTCTGGCCGAAGATATTACCGCTACAAGTCCGGGTGGTTCCAATACCGATATTCAGTACAACAGCAGCGGCTCATTTGCTGGCTCAGCCAATCTCACATGGAATAATTCAACTCAGCTTTTATCTATCACGGCTGGCTCAATCGATACGAATGCCGGTGGTGGTGTCCCGATTACAAACCCCGCATCTGATAGTGGGAACGCCTCGATTGCCATCGGCAGCAGCGCTCTCGCTCATCAACCATCTTCGGCCGCATATTACAGCCTCGCAATAGGGACAAGCGCGCTAAATTCTACGAATATGACCACCACTGCGGTGCAAAACATCGCGATTGGTTATCAGGCAGTTGGTGGCTTTTCTAATTCTCTGACCTCCGGCACACAAAACGTAGCACTAGGTTACGCAGCATTAGCGGCCAACAATAGTGGCAGCTACAACATGGCGATTGGCACCTCGGCCCTGACCGATAATACGTCGGGCAATGGGAATGTCGCCATCGGCGTGTCGGCTCTTCAGCATAACGACACTGGCGGCTCTAACATAGGCATCGGGACTAACGCTCTATCGGCTACAAAAAACTACAATTCGGTAGCGATTGGTCAGGGCGCTTTAGCATCGGCAACGGGCTACGCAGTGACGGGTGTCGGTCAGGGTGTTTTAGCGGATAGCGTGGGGGGGAATTACAATGTCGCCATTGGGTTCAACACCGGGCGCGGCATTACTTCCGGCAGCGCCAATACGATTATCGGCGCTCAAGTTACTGGGCTTGCTTCAGGTCTAACCGGCGCGATCATTCTTGCCGATGGCAATGGTGCGATTTGGCTGGACTATAACAACACAACTTCAGGTTATTGGACTCTAGCGGCACCTCCGAAACTCGCAAGTTACGTCACGACAGGACTGCCGGCGGGTACTCTTGGCGCAATGGCATGTGTGACGGACGGATCCTCTGGCCTCGCTTGGGGAGCTACGGTCACTGGCGGTCACTCGACAAAATATCTCGTCTGGTACAACGGCTCAAACTGGACCGTAATGGGAGAATGAATTGATTTGTTGGACAGGTTCGCCACTCATTGGAATAAATTGCCTTCAGCCCTTTGGCTATGGTGTGAGTTCAGGCGGGGCCTATTTATCAAACCCGTTTGCCAACGGCGGCGCTGATTCTGTTGTAATGCCCGCTTCACGGCTGCAGTTGATCGCCAGCACGGGATTCGATTTCGTGCGTATGGCCGTCGATCCCGGGCCCTTGTGTGCGGCGGCGAACGATACGATCCTCGGTGGTCTTGTCAGTCAAATTGTAACTGGCATCCAAGCCCGAGTGGCTGCAGGGTTGCGTGTTATCGTCGATATGCACGTCATCAACCCATCATCCCTTCCTGGGTGGGGGACATATGATTTCATAGATGGACCTACGGGACCGAAATTCTCCCGCCTTGTCTATTGCGCGGTCAAGTTGGGGACCGCAATCGTTGCCGCGGGTCTAACCCCGCACCAGGTCGCCTTTGAGCTCTTTAACGAACCGGCTCCATCCGCATCTTATACCGGGTCGTCCTACCCAACGCAGATTGCGTCGTACTTCTCGCAATTGCGCGCTGTCATGCCGGGCTATTGTCTCATCATACAGGGGAATTGTGGCTATCTCGACAACTTCCAGACCGGGAATTCGTCGGATGGAATGGTGGCGCTGAATCCCGCCTCCTTTGATGCACAGACCATTTTCGCTTGGCATTCTTATGAGCCGATCAGTGCGGCATTGCAGGGCACGCCGGGACTTTATCAGGATGTCCATAGGCTTTATTTCCCGCCGCAAAACCATCCGGGGGGGCTGGCTGCGGCGAACAACTGTTTCACTGCGGCTACCATGCTCGACACATCGCTGTCACCGACACAGCAGCAGACGAATATCCAAGAGTTCACGCAATATAACTGGTCATTCTCATTCCCTCCCTACTTCAATACGCCGGAAGACCAAACATGGGTAGCAAACCGCTATGCTGTCGCAACGGCATGGGCGGCGAGAAATAGTGTCCCGTTGTCAAGGATCGGCGTGACTGAATTTGGCATAAATGGTGATTTGGGCAACAGCTTAGGGGCTGATTCTACCTCGATTACCGCATTCATTCATGCGCACCGAGATACAGCCTTCAATGCCGGGATTGGGTTTATAACCATTCATGAATTGCAGGGGTCTGGGTTTGCCATTTCGTCGGCTACCTCTCCCTTCGCCTTCAATCAGGCCGCTTTGTCGGGACTGAGACTGCCATAAGATATGCTCGGCTTTGGTGCATTAGCGGAGACAGCACTAGCCGAAATACCGCTGCTTCCTTCTACCACTACCACAAAGAAGAAAGTCGGCTGGTTTCCACAGTGGGACCGGCTCAGACACGATCCCGAAGAACTAGAGCGCAGGCTAGAGAAGCAGCGCGGGTTCAATCCCAAGAAGTTCGATGAGTTCGTCGCTGCTACCCAGGCCCTTCAGGAAAAGAAGGTTAAGGGCAGGCAGAAAGTCGTCATTGAGAAGGCTCTCGAGGCCGTCGTTGAATTCGACTGGCACGAAGAGCTGATCGAGGAAATCACCCAAGCCTTGATTGCCGCCGCTGGCGCCACGAGGGCGACCGCGACAATCAAACATGCCGAACATGCAGCAAGGCTGGCTCAATCGAGGGCCGCCTACGAAGAAAACGAAAATGAAGACGAGGAAGAAGCCGTAATGCTTCTACTGCATTGATGGACTATCAATCCCTTTTACAGCAGGCGCATTCGATGCTCGGCAACCCCCAGGACGGCATGAAGGCCGTCATGGAACGCCTCGATGCGATCGAAGCCAAGCTGGATGAGATCATAAAGCTGCATAAAGCCAAGAAGCGCGTAATCCGCGATGGAAACAATCGAATTATCGGAGTGGACATAGATGGCCGGAAAGGCTGACGGACTTCAAACCAACCTGTTGAAGTTCATCTTCAATGCGGTTGCCATTTCCAATCTAGCCACATCCACATCAACTTCGCTGTGGGTCGCGCTGCATACGGCCGATCCCGGGAACAACGGCAATCAATCGACGAGCGAGACGACCTATACGGGGTATCTGAGGGTCGCGACCTCGCGAACGACCGGCGCCACGGGATGGACGGTGAGTGGTAACGATCCGGCCTCCGCATTCCCCCTCGCGTCTATAACGTTTGCGACCTGTACGGCATCGAGCACCACCATCGTTACTAATTGGAGCGTGGGACTGTCGTCTTCGGGTACGGGTACACTGCTTTATTCCGGGACGGTGACGCAGAACATCAGCGTTACCACCAACGTCACCCCATCGCTCACCACCGGAACTGCGGTCACTGAAGACTAATGATCGGTACGCCCAGTGCAGTCGGCTCGGGTGGATTAAAGAATTCAGGAGCTGTTTCCTCCTATACCTTCACGACCAGCGCGGACATCGAGGCTGGTAATCTTGTCGTTATCCCGATCTGGGTATCGCATAGCGGGTCGCTGGTCAGTGTCAGTTCGGTCAGCGATGGGACCAACAGCTATACAAAAGGAACCAACCAGAACGGAAATATCAGTACAACATACTTTGAATGTGATGTCTGGTATGTCCTAAGTGCCGCGTTTGTTGCTGCCGGGTCTACGGTTACGATCAACTTCAGTGGTGTAGCCAATTCAGTAAATTCCGGCGCCGTCATGGCGCAGTGTTCGGGCAACTTCGGCTCCTACGATACTGCGGGGCAGACCAGTTCGGGCCATTCGTCAAGTCCCTCCGTCACTACGGGGACTCTGGCGAGCAATGATGAAATTGTCTTCGGTGTCAATTTTGACGCCAGTAGCGATAGCTTCCCGTATACCGAAGATGCCGCATTTACGAACCTCTACAACCAGGAAGACCCAGCCGGTACGAATTCCGGGCTGTCTCTTGGGTATCAGATCGTATCTTCAACCAGTGCAGTAACCCATAACCCGTCTTATCCTGTAACCCAATTCTGGT